GGGCATTATCAGTTCGACGCAGTTGCAATCTTCAAGGCGTTCACGGATGCAGCAGGTTGGAAGTTCAGCCAAGACTTCATTCGTCCTATGACTCCTCAAGAGGCGCAGCGTTACGAGCAGAATTCACCAGCAGCTTTGCAGGCAGCACAGGCAAAGTCTGCTATGGATATGCAGAATCAGAAGTTCCAGCAGGAACAGCAATTAGAAGACCAGCGACAGCTTGGAAAGGCCGGAGCGGAAGTTCTCCGTCAGGCAACCGAGCATAGTTTGGCAGGGGAAATGGGTCAGCCGACCACACAAGGTTTCGGCAGCACGACCACCCTATAAAGGAAATGACCAATGAAACAAAAACCGTTGATGATGGACGAACTGACTCCTGTAAAACGAGCATCACTTGCATCACTTGTGGCTCACCCAGGATGGGCGGTCGTTGAAGAATTGCACATGGATGCATGTAAGCGTGCAACGGAAGATGTTCTCAAGGCGAATCCTGAGGAGACGGGCTATGAGCAGATACTCAAAGCCCGTCAACTCAAAGCGCGGGAACGAAATGAATTCTCACTTCTTATTCTTGGAAGCATTCAGTGGCACATACAGGCCGCTCAAGGACAAACTCAAGAACAGGAAGCGAAGGCACCACAGAATCCAATTTTAGCGACGGGTAAAGCACCGTCAAAGGAATAGACAATGACAACTGAAACAATTCTCACGCCAGAAACCTTGACTTTTGACATTATCAAGAGTTGGGATGGCGCGACGATGAAAAAGCACATGCAACATCCCGAAATGCGCGACGCTATCTATCGTGAAGTTCAAAAACAGAACTTGGCAACAGTAGAAGCCGCTCAAGCGCAAATCGAAGCGAACAGTCTGACACCGGAAGTCCCGGTAGTAGATGAGGCGGCGAGAGTAGCGGAAGAACAGCGTGTTGCAGCCGAAGCAAGAGTGACTGAAGAAGCACGTGTAGCCGCTGAAGCTGCAAAGAACAGAAAGGTTGTAGTCGAGTATCAAATTAAGGATGAAGACGGCAACCCGATTGGCCGTCCTACTCATCTGGAAGCGGCGACACAAGAAGAATTGATTGAGAAGATGAAAGAGGCGCATACACAGGCGACTCGCGCATTTCATCGTCTGAAGAAGCAGAAGGTCCAGAGTCTTCATGAAGTTAACACTCAGGCAGTAGTTCCGGCTGCTCCGGCGACTATGTCTGATGGTGATTTGTTGGCAGCGATTAAGGATTTGAAATCGGATGACCCGAAGGTTGCGCTAGAAGCGCATCGTAAGTTGAATAAGGTTGAGTTTGACCGTGTTCAAGCTGAAGCTGATGCGAAGGTAGCGCAAGCAAACGAACTTCGCCGTCAAGAAAAGGTAACTTTTGATTTCTTGAAGGCACATCGTCACGATTACAATAATTGTGAGGCGAATACAAAATTGCTTGAAGCGTATTTTGAAGAGAACCAATTGGCATGGACAACAGGTAATCTTGAAATTGCAATTCATGCTTTAGAGAACGAACTGGCTCCTGTTACAGCGCCAGTGGTTGCAGCGGCTCCGGCTAATCCGGTTCCAGCAGCGGCAACTGTACCAGTAACAACAGCAGTGTCGGCCCCGGCGCAATCCGTGGCGGCTGCTCCGGCACAAGCAGCGGTAGCGGCAAATCCGACTCCGTCTGCTCCTCGACCGGGAGTCAACGGCGGTATCGTCCCTGGACAAAACTCAGCACCACGTCCAGCAGCGACGGGACCAAAGGGACTCACGATGGACGAAATCAACGCCTGGGATGGCCCGACAATGCGTGCGAAGATGAGAAATCCTCAGACTCGTGCCGAAATTGAACGCGTCGTTGCCGAAGCCAAAGTCAGACGAGGACGGTAGTCCGCGCAGCCCGTGAGGGTTGACACAGAGCATATTAAGAGGGAATCCACATGGCTGGAGGCCCAAATCCGTCAGCAGTAAATGTCGGAAATATTCTTACCGCACAGAGCATTCTGTTCGATAAGGAACTTATTCCGAACCTAAAGGGCGAAACGGACGCCTTTATCGTAGCGGCAGAGCGTCGTGTACAGCCGAACAACAGCGGTATCAACCGTCAGTTCTTCCAGTACAACACCCTAACGGGTGATATTGTACAGGCAGGAGATGGCGTGGTTGGTTCTCCTGAGTTCGTTGGACAAATCAGCGCACCTGCACAGCTTGGAGAATGGAACAACTACACGAACTTTTCTGCGTTCGTAGTAGCCAGTGCCTTGGACGACCTAGTTGGAAACAGCGCGGTTGAACTTGGCTATCAGGCTGGACAGAGCATTTCAGAGTTGTACAGCGCAGTAGCGGATAGCGCAGGATTGGCTGCGGTTGACACACAGGTTAACCAGAGCAGCTTGCTTGCGTCACCGTTTACGTTGGACTTGGCAACAGTACGTGAATTGAAGCAGCAATTGGTTTCAAAGAACGTATTGCCGAACCGTAACGGAAAGTTCGCAGGCGTTGTATCACCTAACGTGCTAGGCGACATCTTCAATGCAACGACAGTGAATAACTCAATCGTTGACTTGTGGAAGCTTGGCAACATCGACAAGTTCGATAAGATTGCTGGTGCAGACCAGAAGATGGACATCGAACTTCCGGGCACCAACATTGTGTTGCGTCAGACGCCGTTCGTAACCACGACATCAAACTACAGCGGAAGCGGTAAGATTGCATATCGTACTTACGTATTCGGTAACTACGCCTTGATTGGCGTATGGCAAGCAGTGCCAGGCGACACAGAACTAGGTGAAGGTGACTGGCGTACAATCGATTGCAAGGTTGTTGAGAACGCTCCGGCGTCCGCATTTGACCCTGTAGGTACGATTGGAAGCTGGTGCTCATACCGCTTCCACCAGACGGTAACACTACCGCCTGCTCGTGGAGCAAACACGCAGCGTATGCGCTTCTTGGATAGCGTACCTGCAATTCAATAAAGAAACCGAGATAAGGGGACGGCCAAGACCGTCCCTTCTCAATTCAACCAATCTTAAAGGACTGTTATGGCTGAAATCATAAAGCCGCCGCTACAAAATCTGTCTAATCCTTGGGCGGAAAGACACGATTTGAAGACTACGCGTGAAACAATCAAAAAACTTCTCGCGGGTGGAACCCCTAATTGGGTTAAGTGGCCGAAAGACTACAAAGCAATGGCCCAGGAACAGTACTTAGCTGACCGAGAAGTTTCGGAAACAATGACACGACGTTATCAGATGGAAGACCAGGAATTGCTATTAAATGAAATAGCAAGGAAGGTCAATCCAATCCGTACTCGTGATTTTATTGACAAGCTTCGTAACGCCGGGGTCAAATGCTACACGATTGACAATGGTTTCCCGCCATCGACAGTCGCATTGTGGGCTTTCAAACCAGGAACGGACTATGTCGTACCAGTATGCTACCTCCAAGTGCCTGCTATGTACGAGTGGTCTGTCTTGCGACTTGACAAACGTGGAATGGCTTCTGGAGAGTCGTTTCGCGGTTGGCGTACAGTCGAATCCCAACTTGTCGAAAAGGGAGTCATATCTGAGGATAAAGCGAATCAGATATTCGGCAGGCCAGTTGACGGTCCCGTCAGCCGGAGATTCCGCAGGAATATGTTTTGGTTCCGTAATCGACGTGAACTAATTTCGACACCTGAAGAAATCGAGTTGTAACTAGGCGTAGCCTAATAAAACTCGTCCGCCTGTGGCGGGATAAACACTGACCGGGCTGTGCCCGATGTCAAAGGATGTCAAAATGACAGACCAGAAGCCGGGCACCCCGGCAGAAGTATCAGCAGATATGCAGACCCTCCAACTTGTTCTACAGTTGCTCTTGGCAGAACGCCAGGATGCACTAGCGGAGAAGAAGGCGAAGGCCGAAGCGTTAGCCGAAAGAGAAAAGCAGCGTCGAATCAACGCTGAATATAACCTTAAGGAAAAGCATGAGGCTCAGTCTCTTTGTACGCACAGAAAAGGTGGACGTGGTCTTAAGGGACCAAAAGTTGACTACGCTATTTCCTTCCACACCTTCGTGGACGCGTCAAGCTACATTCGTTGCTTGATTTGTGGCATGAAGTGGAAGAACACCGACACAGACGAATATTTGATTCGTCGTGGAGAAAAGATACCGAATCACACAGGTATCGGGTGGGCAAAGGCGTACAAGTTCCTCGGAGAGAGTAGCAACACGGCTACCGCGTCTGAGGTACAGTTGAACACTCGTCCAGCGGTTCAATCTGAAGCGATAGACTTCAAGAAGAACCCTCGCGCAGTCGAAATTTAACGGAACGTACTGCACCCGGCAGGCTCATCCATACATCCGGGGCTTGTGTATGGATATTTTTATTAGGAGACGACTCTGAAACATCATCCCTGAATCACTTCAAGACTGCGGTTAGACGGGTCTTGAGGACCCGCCTTCTCACAGCCAGAGTTGACCAACTATGGCGAACACCCAAAGCACACAAACATTACAGCAGATGTTGGACAAGGTTCTCCCTCTTGGAGATGTGAAGCCTGTTCTATCCGATGTCTCTGGATATCAGCTAGAACCCTTTATCACTATCTGCGAAGATGTTTATTCAGATATCGTTGGTACTCCATTTCCTCATCCGTGGAATGAAGTTCAACTTCCGTTATTTTATACGAATAGTTTCCAGCAAGACTATGCACTTATAAACCCTGACGGTAGCAGTTTTTTCAATGTTGAATGGTTAGAGCGCGGCATTGTCGTTGAGATGACTTCAACTGCGCTACCGAAGCCTTGGGGATATGCGGAGTGCGGACGTTCACAGACTCAGGCTACAGGTAGCATTCTTCAGCCTATGAATTGGTCATGGCCGACGTTCACTGTAAATCGTTTACCGAACAATATGTTGTATTATGGAACCTGGGGCGCAGCAAACACTGGTAACTCCACATTTGGAAATAACCCAGGTCCGAATACAATCTTTACTAACCCCGTTCTAGCTTCTACGCAGAATGCGCAGCCCATCACTCAAATCCAAGACACGAATGGAAATCTTCAGGTCGTTACGACATACGGAACCTGCGGTGCGACTCAGCCTAATTGGCCTGCCACTGGTTCTCCGGCAGGAACGAATACAACCGATGGAACTACGATTTGGACTGTGGTTGACCCCAACGGAACAGGAATTCGCATTCTTCCAGTTCCGTCACAAACTGGCGTAATCTTTCAGTTTAGATTGATTGGGCAGCAACCTGCAATTCGATTTATAAGTTTGTCACAAACGTTTGCGCCGCTCCCGGACAAGTACTTGAGTTACTTCCGTCAAGGAATCATTGCGCAGTGCTATCGATATAGTCCTGACCAGAAAGTACAGGCAAAGTTCGAGAAGAACTATCAGCTTTGGCTGAAGAGTTTGAATGATTTGCGTGTTGTTGAAGACCGTGAACTTGAGGAATATCGTTTCATACCGGAACGAACAATCTTCAGTAGTGGGGCCGTAGGACGTGCTTCGTACATTGGTCCAGCGTGGCCGTTCAACTATCCTTGGAGATAATTTGAAATGGGAAACACATTACAGGATACAGCTAACTTCATGACGCCGTTCTGTCGGTATCAATCGGCAAACATAGGCGTAAGTAATATGCCGATGATTGGTATCGCGAACATTGTTCGTAACGTCATTCTTGCTGCGCCCTTCACCTGGAGATTTAATCGCAACAGCGTGAATTTGACTGGACCTGTAGTTAAGGGAACGCAAGATTATACGCAGAGTATTACCGATTTTGGTTTCATAGAAAAGGTTACAGCTAATGATGGAACTAAGAGTTTTGAATTGTCAGATGTGAAGAATAATCAAGCATTGGCGTCATCTGTAACTCAGGCTCGTCCGCAGGTTATTTCAGTTCAGAATGATGACAGTGCATTTAATCTGACATTTCGATTGTCAGGTGTGCCAGATGCTTCGTATACCGTGAACCTAGTTTATCAGAAGGCTCCGATACAATTTACGGCAATGACAGACCTATGGGCACCTATCCCGGACTCCTTTTCGGATGTGTATTACAACATGTGTTTGGGGTATTACATGGATTCTTGTCAAGACCCCCGTGCTCCGCAGTATATAGCTCGTGGAGTTGCGGGTTTATTGGCCCGTGCTCAGGGGTTGACTCACACGGACAAGATGATTTTCGCTGCAAGCTACATGCAGTTTAATGCATCGCAGATGTTAGAAATTTTGAAGACACAACAAGGACAAATGGCGCAGGGGCAAAGATAATGTTCATTTATAAAATTGTGAACAAAATTAACGGTAAGATTTATGTAGGTAAAACCACAAGTTTTAATCTGCACCGATATTTATGGACGCAATTGTGGAGAGCATCTAGAGGAGAGAAAGGGAAGCCTTTTCTGTATAATGCTATTAGGAAATATGGAAAAGAGAATTTTGAAATTGTTCCTCTTCTTGAACTTGAGTCCCTTCAGGACCTTAATCTAAATGAAATCAGGCTAATTCAAGAACTAAGAAGCCGTGATAGAAAAATTGGATACAACATAGCTCCTGGTGGCGAAGGAAATACTAAAGGTCTTCCGTCTTGGAATTCTGGAAAGAAAAATCCGTATTCAAAAGAAACTATAAGAAAGATGACGTTAAGCCAAAGAAAGCGAGCAATTGAAGGAAGATTCAAAGGTCATCCGATGTCGGCGGAATGCAGACAAAAAATAAGTGAGACTTTGAAAAAGAAAGGTATTAAACCCTCTATTGAAGCCTGTCGTCTAGGCGGTAAAGTCACACAAGGCGCTAGATAATGGCAGGATTATTAGAAACATCTGGAGCACAACCACGAAACATCTCTCGCGGTAAACCAATTCATATTGCGAGAATGGAAACGGGTTTGTTCACGAATCGAAACGCGTTACACGACCCTGCGCAATTCGTAATTTCTAAGTTCTACGGCGGGTATGTAGACGCGCTTATTGATGGCGGCAACATGGAAGTCAGCAACCAGTTGACCTTGATTAAGCGTCCAGGTCACTCTCCGTGGTCATCTGTAACAATTCCTAATCCCCCAAATTGGTTCTATGACTGGCGAACCTTGGACCAAGGTATTAAAGTTATCGTTGATACTCCGATTGCAACGTATATTCAGACTTCGACAACACAGAGTGCGCCGTTCTTTGTGAAGAGCGCCGGAACAGGCCAGGGTTATTATCAAGGCGTTGGAGATACACTTTACTTTGGCGATGGTGTTGACCTTCAGAAGTATATTCTTCCAGGCGGCACTACCTGGAAGTGGGGAATCGTTGGCCCTACGGCTGCGCCAAAGGTTGTGGTACATGCGAGTGCGATAGGTTCTACAACTTGGACAGCGTCTACCGTTTATTCAACGATGGGCTTTATCTTTGATGCGACAAGCAACACGATTCAACAGATGATTTCTGTCAACAATCCGTTTGGTCCTCAACAAGGTAAGAACACCACACAGTTTGGAACTACCGGAAATGGACAACCGAATTGGAATCAGACTATTGGTGGAACCACCGTAGACGGCACTGTAACATGGACAAATTATGGTCCGGTTGAATTGTGGGCACCGCTTACCGCATATACGAACGCGTCTGTTCCAGGTTCTGTTCCTTCGCCTGTTATTGTTTATGACCCGATTACGAAAACCTTTCAGGTGGACGTTACGCCTGGTCTTCAGGGCGGAACTTCTGGCGCAAACCCTCCTCGTTTTAAGTCAAGTCCTGGCGCTCAGACTTATGAACCGACAGGCACATCTCCGCCTAGTGTGAAGTGGTTTTG